TTACCCTTCGCACATACCGCAAAGACAACCGTAGGCATCAGCATAGGAGCCGATGCGGTCGATAAGGTTGGCGGCCTTCGCCCGTTCGCTCAAAAAGGTCTGCCCACGCATGGCCGAGGACGTGACCGAACGGTGGGCAAGCACGTGCTCGCGGAATTGCCCAAAGTAATCGTCCACCATTTCCTGAAGGTGTGCCCGGTGCGCTTCGGAAAAATTCGGGGGCCAGGTAGCGTCTTTCAAATCGCCACCCGTGTGCGTGATATAGGCCGGTTTCCAACCGCGCTGCTCCCACTGGCCGGACGTATCCACCAGCGGCAGGATCGTGCCGATACTGCCCACCTGAGCGGAGGGCGCGGCGACGACACGACTGGCTCCGGCAGCGATGGCATAGGCGGCGGAAGCGGCTAGTTCATCCACCCAGGCCACGGTGGGCACGCCACAGTCAGCCACGAAACGGGAGGTCTCGACGTTGCCACTGGCCGCGCCGCCAGGGGAGTTCACATGCAGGAGAATCCCGCGTGCGCCGGATTCCACCGCATCGGCAATTTCAGCTTCGATCTGTTCGTAGCCGGTGTTGCCGCAGGCGCGTTCAATCTGGCTCAAATTCTTGCCGAGGACGCCAGTGACGTGAATATGGCCGATGCCCTGAGCGTCGATTTCCAGATCGGGCCGGGGATTGACGAAGGCCGACAAATCGAGGTTCTGCGCTTCTCCCGACAAACGGCTCTGGAGCACTTCATGGACACTCAGCCAACCGGAAGCGGAAATATTCCAAGGTTCGCGGTAGACGGCATGAAGGATGTGGGCGAAGCGCATAACGAAAAGATGGGGCGAGGGGCAGGAGTCGAACCTGCAAGCTCCGGGGGATGAACCCGACCGAGTGCCTCATTCACCCTCGCGTGACACCTGCGCATTCGTGTCAACCAGGCTGGAAAGCTGTGTGCCCTGCGGGCGGTAAAGCATTTCGACAGGGACGCCATACTTTTCGGCCGCATCGAGAATACGCCGGGCGTTCTGGGCGCGGATCTCCAGTTGCTCGTCGAAGTCCTGCCCGAGTTCGGCGTAGTGCTCCGAAAGGGTTTTGAGGCCGGTCTCCACATCGGCCCGGTTCTGCTGGGCCTCACGTCCGGCATCGACGGTGATCCTGCGAGGCGTGACGAAGCGCACCCGGTGCCAGCCGTTGACGGCTGCCAGTTCGCCCCGGTCGATAGCATCCCCGATGACGTAGCCCCATGTCGGCTTCAAGAACCGCTGAATCAGGATCATCTGACGGAAAGAAAAACGCCGGTCGGCCTTGGCCACGACGAGGCGCACCCCTGCCCCGCCGATCTTAGCCGAATCCAGCACGAACTCATAGGGCAGCATCCCGGCGGCGGAATCGCGCTTCAAGTGTTCGAGGAAGCCGGTAAAAACCGGACTGGGCCGATCCGACTGATAGCTTTCCAGCGATTCGTTGGGTTTGAGGGAGACGACCTTGCCGCCGACAATGCGCTGCACCTGTTGCGGATCGCTGCCGTCCTCGGCTTCGCCGTCGGCCTGCACCATGAAATCTCCAGACTCGTCGATTTCGCCACTCTCGCTTTTGAGCACGCGGGAAATGTCCGCGTTATCCTTGACCGCGTGCTTTTCCAGCGCCAGCAATTCGATCTCATCGAGCAGGTGGTTGATCGAGTGCTGGAGCGTGGGGGCACTGCGGGCACCGCTGGCCGACTCAGGCTCAAAGACGTGCATGACCGCGCTAGCCGGTACATCCCGTGTGCTGTCGTCGTCCTGTTTTACCCGGTAAAAGGCGGGCGCGCCGAAGCGGTCGAAACCGATGCCGTCGATAGTTTCGGCAGTCGCGCTCCCCTGCCCCACGCGGTGCGTCTCCACCAGTTGGATGCGCGGACGCCCGAAGCGGTCCCGCACCTTGACGACGAAATACTCCCCGTCCACATCGACACCCCGGCAAACCAGGCTCTGGCATTGCTCAAAGCTAAACCGGCCCGTGATATCAGCCCGCTGCGCCCAGCGCGAGAAAAGGTCTTCGGCTGCTTTGTTCCAAGCCGCGTCCGCCGTCTGCGCCTGGGGCTTGATGCCGTCACTCACCGAGTAAATGGCCATGTCGCTGACCATCTCCCGTACGAAGCCGGAGTTCTTGTGCAGGTAGCGACTTTTGCGCACCAGTTCTCGCCGGACTGCCGAGGTCAGTTCTTTCTTCGCGTCGGCGGGAGCCGCGCCAGGCACACGCCCTCGCCGCACGGACGTGTTGGCCCCTTCGTAGGAGGACAGGCCGAGGAACTTGAAGAATCGCTTCCACATCACTTGGGCAGGTGGCCGATGACGGCAGATTGCACGGCAGTGCGCCGGGGACGGGCATAGGTCTCGGGTGCCAGTTTCACGAGGGCGTCCTGGCAGGCCCGGATAATGGCATGGATTTCATCGAGGCGGCGCTTGCTCACGCTGGACCCATCGTTGGCGTAAGCAGCCTGCGTCTTTTTCAGTTCCGCTTTCTGCACCGCCAGAATCTCCTCGATTTCCGGCACAGTGAAACCAATGCTGTAATCAATCACGTCCGCCATTACCGGAGACGGACGTGTCAACAGGATCGCATAAACGTATTTCAGATTGGAAAGTCCGGGCGTTCCGGTTACCCTTCCGATAAATGATAGAGGAGCACACCAACGTCATTCTGACCCGAGACCTGCTCGAAGAACACCTCTTCCGGGGAGATGTCGGCGTGGTCGTGCATGTGCACAACGAGGGTGAAGGTTACGAGGTGGAATTCCTGACCATGAGCGGGAGCACCGTGGCCGTTTGTACGCTGGAAGCCGCAGATGTGCAGGCCGTGGATTCCCGAATGATCCCGCACGTACGGGAAATAACCGTCTAGGCATTCGGTGACAATTAAGTCTGTCGCTGTATTTGAAATAGCCAGGCACGCTATTTCACAAATATCGAATTCCGTGAAATAACACCTGAATCACTCCGGTTCCATATCGACGCTCTCCCTGCCGATGATCTTTAACATAACGGCCCCGAGCACTTGCAGGCACTCGGCATCGAAGAGGTGATTGGGGCGGTTGCCAATCTGCTCCCATTGCCAGCGGTTGCCCTTCTTCAGCCGGTGCTCACTCTCCATCTGGGCAACGTATTCCTCAGGCACATCGGTGGGCACTTCCCACATGGGCAGCCCATCCTCGGCCACCTGATGGCGAATCCGGGCCAGGATATCCTTGATGTTCAGATTACTCCAATAATGCATCCGACACTTGAGCGAGCGCGCAACCTGCACCTTGCGAACCGGCGCATAGAAGCGCTGCACGCTGGTGCCACCGCTGCGGTGAGTGAACGTTGCCCGCGCATCGCCCATGGCCGCCGTCCAGCGGTGCCGGGCGCACTGACGGTAAACTTCGTAGGAATTATAACCGGCATCAACGATGACGAGATTGTCGTGTATGACGTACCGCTTTTGAATGGTTTCGACTTCCTCCCAGGTTAACGCCTTCTGACACCAGACCAGGCGCGACGCTCCGGTCGCTGACCACGACCGTACCACGAGCCAGAAATGATCCATCTGCACGTCCACGGTCAGGAAGCGCAGGCGAACCGCCGCATCGCCGGAGGCATCGACGATTTGCCCCCTGCCATTGATACCGCCTTCCCGCTCCCAATCATCCCCCAGGCAGTAGTTCGAGGTAGCGATCTCCACCTTAAAATCCTCGACGTATTCGCGCCAGGGAAGCGCGAGGCGCTTTTGGTAAAACTGCTGTAAGAGCGACGTGTCGCCCTGACGGGCGGCGGCTTTCGCCCGCAGGTAGAGTTCGGACAGCTTGCCCCAACTCATCGCGCACAGTGCGTTCCAGTGGAACCCAACATTCTCGGGGGAGGCATTGGTGTTGGTGCGGATATACTTGCCGGTGGCGTTCAACTGACGGCGCGTGGCGTCCGAGTCGATGAAGTAACGGTTGCAGTGGGTGCAGCGCAGAATGGTCGAATCGCGCACGGCGGAAAAATCCCAGTTCCCCTCCGCGTCGCGGGCCGACTTCGACCACTCAACATTCTCCCAGGCAAAGGGCTGGCGCTTGCCGCAGTGGGGACAGACGAAGGTCCACTCGCGCATGTCGGTGGTTTCAAACTTGCGGTGGGTGTCGTCGTTTTCCTCGCCACCTTGCGACATGAACACGCACTTGCCCAGCCAGCCGAAGGCTGTCACGCGGGCCTCGGCTTCGGCCATGTTCCCGGCAGGCCAACGCCAGGTTTCATCTCCGAAGAGCCAGCGGATGGAACGGCGCTGGAGATTCGTCTTGTTGTGCGCCCCGAGAATCCACAACGTCATGCCATTCGAGAAATGAACGGTGTGGTTGCGCCGCTTGTGCCGGTCACGGGGAAAGAGATCCCTCACCGGTTCGCACTCCTCAAAAAGCTTCTGCAAGCGTGACTCGGACTGGTCCTTGGCGTCCTCGTCGGTCTGATCGAGCCACAGGCACGGCCCCGGCAGGTTTTTGACGATGTAGCACAGGGTCAGCTCGGGAATGGTGGTCTTCGAGGACTGGACGCTGGCCAGAATCGAAACCAGCTTCACACGGGGATCGACGATGACCTCCATCACCTCTCGCACCCACGGCGAGTTATCCGAGCGGAACCGTCCCGGCATGGGCGAATACGGAATCGCGGGGATGTGATCCTCGCACCACTGCCACGGCGGGCGGCGGTCCGGGGGACGCACGCCCTCGGCAAACATGCTGGCGATGTCCGGGTTCATGAGCCGGTCCAGCCCTGAAAAAATTCATAGGCTTCGCGCCGGGCTTCATCTATGGCCCTGGCGTTTTCCTCACGAATGCCGACCGCATCCTTACCGCAGGACAGCGGCGGCAGTTCGTCCTCCAGACGCTTGTGCAAGATGGCGAACAGACGGGCCAATCCTTCCAGCACTGCCCGGCGCACATCTTCGCGGTGCAGGTAATCGCCCCGCTTGATCGACAGGCGTAGCTCGCGCTCCTCAATGTCCACCAGTAAGCGACGGGCTTTCAGGGCCTCAGTCGGATGGCCAATGTCGTTCGAGCCCTTCAAGCCCCGGATGCGGATGAACTCGCGCCAGCGGGCCACCTCGTGTTCGCCGTTGGGCAAGGGCTCCGGCGCACCCTCCATCTTCCGCCAGGAACTCAGGGTCCGGCGCGTGACCCCAAGGATTTCCGCAAGCTGGACGAGGTTCTTGGCGTAGGTGGTTGAGTCCTGAGAGCCTGCGGCCAGGGCCTCCACCCGCGCCCGTTCCGCCGAGGTGAGCGTCTTGCCACCGGCGACCTTCTTGATGACGTTCTCCAAATCCTTCTGGAGAACCTTTTCCGCCGCCTCGCTGTTAATGCTCATCGCGGTCTACCGGATCAAGAGCCAACCGCAGAACTGAAGATCCTTGAAGACAAGTTCGATCTGCGAGAAACCGGCGGCGCGGAACTCGGCCTCGTTTTCGGCAATCGTCTTCGGGAACATACAGCCGCGCAGGGCGTGGGCCTTGTTGATGACCTGGGCCGGGGTCAGGCCGTTGCTGATCTTCATATCCCAATAAAGCTGCTGAATGATGTCCTGCGTGGTGGGATAACTGCCGAGCACCTTTTCCACCACAAACAGGCCACCGCCACGCTCAATCGTATTGGCAAGTTGATACACGAGTTGCTGCCGGGCCTGCGGACGCAGAAATTGCAGGGTGTACAGCGCGACGCCATAGACGAAGGGCGGGATATCGGAAAAACGCTCAAGGTCGGTGAACGTGACCTCAATGCCCTTGCTGGCCGCCTGAGCGATCATAGCCTGCGAGTTATCGTAGCCGATCAGCGTAAGAGCTTTGCGGTGGCGCTCACGGATGCGGCGCAGGGTCTCGCCTGTGGCCGCTCCAAAGTCCAGCACGGTGCAATCGGGATGCGTGAACCAGTCCGAGAAGGTGGCGGCGAGTTCCTGCACCCGGTCGTATTCGGGAACGCTCTTGCGGACGTGCTCGTCGAAGTGCGGGGCAACGTGCTCGTCAAAAACCCAGTTGCTCGCTTCGGTGGTGATCCCGGTGTCAGCTTCGATGTCGGCGCTCATGCCGACAAGGGCGTGTCAAAGGGATTTTCTTGATTTTCTACAAAATCAGTGCAAAAGTAAGGAATGACCATGATGCAGGCAAAAGTCACCTCCAAGGGGCAAGTCACACTGCCCAAGCAGATCAGGGAGTCCCTCTCAATCAGGACTGGAGACCGGCTTGAGTTCTCACTGGAGCCTTCCAACAAGATTTCGATCCGGAAGAAACGGCGGCCAGGCTCGTCAGCCGGTTGCGCCAAGCATCTGATCAAGCCCGGACAAAAGCCTCTTACCGGCAAGCAGATGGATGAGGCGATCCGGGGTCACATGAAGAAAAAATATTCTGATCTGCTCAAAAGCGAATGATCGCGTTCGATACCAACCACCTGCTTCGTCACGTTCTGGACGACGACTCTAAGCAGTGTGCCCACGTCCATTCATTGATTGAGTCGGCGGAATCTGCGGACGAGCAAATTCATCTTCTCGATCTGGTCCTGATGGAAAGCTGCTGGGTGCTGCAAAGCGGTATGGGCTTTGACCGGGAGGGCTGGTGCCATGTCCTTGACAACCTGCTTCAAGACCCGGTGTTTTCCTTTGATGACAGTGGGCGCTTGTGGAAAGCATTGGACAGATACCGTAAAGGCAAGGCGGACTTCGACGACTATCTGATACTCGGTCACTCCGAGTCAATCGGCGCGAAGCTGGAAACCTTCGACAAGAAACTGAAGAAGGAGCTTTGAGTGAAAGACGACTTGGATCGCTACTAAGGCGAAAATGGATGCCATCGAGAAGAGCTGGAAAATTACAAAGTCCTCACGCATCAAACCGGGATCTCCGCCAAATCCGCATCAGTGACGCGGATCGCCCTGATTCCGTAGCGGGCATACATGGCGCGGGTGCGGGGGTTGCTTTCCAGACCGAAGTAACCAGCGCCCTCAGCGCCGTATTTGGGGAAGATGTGGGTCTTCAGGAGGTGCTCTTTGATCAGGTTCGGGTAGGCGGAGATTTCCGCGAAGTAGGCGTCCATCGGCTCCCACCCGCACTTTTCCTTGATCCGGGCCAGCGTGGTCTCGCGGTAGCGAGTCGGGCGAGCGGTGATGAGGATGACCTGATGAGGCCGAAGCAGGTCCACCAGCCATTGGCGGTATTCCTCCTGTTCAATCTGGCGGATGAAGGGACGCGTGGGCGGCGTGCCCCGTTGCGGAGAATTCGCCACCAGCGTGTAGTTGAGGTCGAGGAGGTAGATCATAACGCCACCCCCAGTCGTCGGGAAAAGGCTTCTCGGGCCAAGTCCACCAGACCCATGCGGGAGCCATCGGGATAGGGAAGATCGAACTCGAACGCAATCGCCTCCCGGAGCCGATCGGGATCGACCGGGCGGGCGTGTTCGCATTTGGCGGTGATATTGTTGCTCAACTCCCGGATGCTAACAGAGCGGAAGAAGGGAGTCCATAGCTGATAGAATTCTTTTTGCGTGTGGTACTTTTGAACCTTCGGTTTTTCCTGAAAATCCCCGATCCGAACGCCCGGTTCGTAGTCGAGCCGAAAGGCGATATTGCCGGAGTTCGACTTGTTGAGGAAGGCTTTGCCGTTGACCTGCCGCCAGCCGGTTTCGCCTACGCTGGAAGCACAAGCGTAGACCTTGGTGTATGGTTTGCACAGGGCAGCCAACAGAACGGTGATGTGCTCGCGGTCGGACTGGAACGGCACGGAGTTGAGCACGCTGGCCAGGAAGATCGAAGTCCACTCAGTCCCCTCCCCTACGGCCTGTAAGAACTCACGCACCAGTTCGAGACTGCGAGCCTTGTCTATCTCAGTCCGGGTAATGTGGTAAGGCTCGAAGGCAGTCACGGACAGCCCCGCTCGGCGCAGCATCTTTGTTTCGGTCAAGTGGCCCGCCCCGAAGTCGAGGATGCTACTGCCGTGTTCACGCACCCAGGCAGCGCGTTGCTTCGGGTTAAAAATGTCGAAACTATGGCAGGGCTTCGAACCGTGGACGGCGAAGATGAAGCCGTTGCCCAACTCCTCCCGCACGCGTCGGGCGCGTCGGAAGGAATTGTAACGGAGTAAATCGGCGTAGCGGGTATGCACGTCGAAGTCCATTGAGAGCAGGTTCATCATGGCGCGGGCGAAGTCGGCTTCCTTGTCGGAAACATAGACCACCGGGGCGGTCTCGAACTTCTTTTCCGCCATCATCTCCAACCGTCCGATGCCGTTGACCACGGTGCCATCTCGGCGGCAGACCAGCGGCATGAGAATGCCTTGGCGATGGAGCGTGCGGGCAAGGTTCCGGGCGTACTGAAGCCAGCGGTTCGCGTTGGCCCGGCACAGTTCTTTCACGCTGACCTGGCTCGGACGCAGGCAACGGATGAACTCCGGAGAGTCCACCGCCTTGTCCGGGATCGCTTCCGCCAGCTTGTGAACATCGAGCGCCGTCAGTTCGCGGGTGGCTTTCTCCGGCGTCGTGTGCCAGTCAAAATCGTTCGTGGCCCGGTTGAAGACGATGTTGAGCGCCTTGCGCTGGGCAATCGGCATCGGCTTGGTACGGAAAACCGGGAGCTGCATCGCCCCCATGCGCGAGGCCACCAGGTGGCGCTGGTGCCCGGAGAGGATTTCCCCGTTGCTGTCGGCAAAGATGGGGGCGAGGAAGCCGAGCTTGCGCAAGGATAGCTCGATCAGGTTCAGCCGCTCGGCGTCGGCACTGCGCGGATTGTAGGTGCTGGGCTGTACTGCGTCGATGGATTCCAGCGTGATCATGCTCCCAGCCTCCGGCGCAGTTCCTTGACGACAGCGTCCTTGTCGAAGCCGACGTTCTGTTTCACGCTATCGATCCACGTCAGGTAGTCTTCCTGCGTCAGCTTGAAGCGATAAAGTCCGAGCGCAATCGTCACGTCGCCTTTTTCCAATTCATCGGTGTCGTCCTGATCCCCACCGGGAGCGCTCCCCTCCCCCTGCAAAAGGCTGTCCAAGTCGGTTTCATCGAAACCGGTCAGGAGGGTGTCGAAGTCGGCTACCCGCAACTCATCGATGATGCCTTCCAGCGAATTGAGGTCGAGGCTGGCCAGTTCCGCCAGGCGGTTATCCGCCACCAGCACGGCCATCTCGTCGTTGTCCGAGGCAAAGTCCTGGTAATCCACCGGCACCAACTGGACGCCAAGTTCGCGGGCAGCTTCCAATCGGCCATGCCCGGCCACGATGAAACCGGAACGCTTCGAAACTGTCACCGGGTGACGCCAACCGAAGTAGCGAACGTTTTTCGCCAGCAATTCAACTTGCCGCGCCGGGTGCGTATTGGGGTTGCGCGGATTGGGCTGTAAATCTTCAACTGGAACCAGCTTGTCGAAGCTGCACCACACTTCGATCCCGTCTGCCAGTCCTTTTGCCTTAGGCGTTGCCGCTTTGCTCATGTCTGCGGTGCGGTGTCAATTCTCATCGAACAACATAGCTTGAGAAGCAATGTGAGGGCTCGTTTCCATCGGGACGGGGCATGATGCCCCTGGAGACTGCAACTTAGTCACCGGTTCTCTGACGGCCTGTGCGGAGCTATCTCCCAGAAACGGAAACGGCCTGACGAGCCATGGGGCGAAGCAGTAGCCGTTCACGAGGCAGGCTTTGATGACGGTCGGGTTGATGTCCTGAGCGTAGAGCCGGTAAGAGTGGTTGCTCGCGTGGAGGATCATGCGCCCGGTGCCGACGCAGGGGTCGCAGACGGTTTTGAGGCGGTAATCTTCTCCCTCAGGAAACGTCATCTGCACCATCATTTCCACCACGTGCTCGGGCGTGGGGAAGAATCCGGCCCCGCGCCCGTAGCGGTTCTCGGCCATCAATTCCCCGAAGGTATCACAGGGCCAGGCAACCATGGCTTCGAGACAGAACACCTGATAGAGTCGGCTGAACGCACCCGGCGCAGGCTCGGGCGGCGGCTCTTTCTGGCGGCTGTCCCCGAAGCCGTAGAGCAGCCAATCCAGGTAGTAGTCGAACAATCGCCAACTGTCCCACCCTTGCCACCCGCCGTAGCTGGAGATGCAGTCGAGGGACTTCTCGTGCATCTTGCGCGGCAGCGGGGACATTGGCTCAAACTCTATGCGCGGGATGGGTTCCTCCAAGATATGTCCGACTTCCATCGTGCGCGTCCAGTGATCCCACCGGCCCCAACAGCGGCTCTCCACTTCCAGGAGGATCGGCAGGAGCCAGCCGTGACCGGGGGGCGTGATCTCCAACTGGCGGTCCGGTTTTCTCGGCCAGTCAGAGGCGGTTTCGATCATCCGCCGCAGGACTTGCCGGAAATGGCTCCGACTGCCCTCGGCGGCGGGTGGGCATGGGGACGGTTCCCCGTCCTTTCATGCCTCCCGGCGTTCCCGTGCCCAGCCTTCGCGGGTAATGCGTCCGCGCAGGGTGTTCAGCGGCACGTTCATGATCGCCGCGACATCTTTGGGGCCGCGCCCTTCCATGTAGCAGGCTTTGATCGAGGTCCAGTCGTAGTCGCTGTGGTTGCGCGTGGTCGCCCCGGACGGAGGCGGGTCATCATTCGTGATCTCCAGTTCGCCCTGGCTGCCGTTTCGACCGAAGTCACCGTTAACGACATTGTCGGCTTCCGGCTTTGGTTCGGCGAGGGCCAGAGCCGAGCCGTTTTCAGTTAGTGTCCCCACGCACTCGGCGACAAGCTCGCGGATCAGCGTGACGGGGATCTCGGTGATGGCAAAAACAAGGCCGGTCAAGTTCGACCGGCCAAGCTGTTCCTTCAAGTGCTTGAGGGCGGCTCCTCGCGTGCGCCCGAGGAAGCGGCCTTCATACAGGGTCTTGTCGTTCTCTTCGCAGACGATCCAATATAGTTTATTCATGATCTGATGTGGGTTGGTGGTTATGAGTCGTGAGGTTCAAAAGTCGTGGTCGATGTAGGGCAGGACGATTTCCAACGCGTCCTCGTCCTCGTGGAGGTAGCGGACATAGTCCTCCGGCGTGTTGAGCGTGACGCCCTCGACTTCGGCGAAGAGGCGCACAGTTTCCATGATCGGTTCGGGGACTTGAGACAGGTCGATCTTCATAGCTTATGGCGTTCAGGGTGGTTCCATTTCAAAAGATGGCCGGACGTTTCCGTCACCAGACCGGCCCGTTTGAGGGTGTCGAGGATCAGCTCGTAATCCCGTAATTCGATCTTTCCCATCAGACGGGCATAGAGTTCGCCCGAGGGAATTTCGCCCAACTCGCGAATGGTTTCCGCGATGGCGTGTATGGCGTCCAGCGCCGCCTGCATCTGTTGACGCATGGCTTCGCCTTCCGTGTTAGATTCGTCGTTATTCATTGGAGTCCATAGGTTTCCGATTCTATAAACACTCTGACAGGGTGACAAATCACGTCTAGGGTAATCGTAATCTTTCGGTCGTTCGCTCGGAACGACTTACCCGCCGAGAGGACAGAAATCGGGCGGGAAACAGGTGGGAAATTTCCCACTTCGATTTCCCACCTGTTTTCCAACCGCCCCTCAATGGCCAAGCGGGCTGGCGAGCGATGAGAGGTGGAAATTTGTGGGAAATGGAAAAATCCGGGTGTCTCTCAAACGGACCGGTCTGCTACGGGACCCTACTCTCTGTGGCCGCTGCTAAAAGATTCCTTATCGCCCCTCGGCCTCAGCGATGGCCTCGCGCAGCTCCTGCACGATATCGATGACCGGCTGAAGCTCGCCTATAACATCGCGCATGGTGTCAACGTCATCGAGGCTGACCACGCCCTTGCGCTTGAATTTTCCCCAGAGCACGACGATGCGCGTGACGAAGAAAGTCATGTTTTCCTTTTTCCGGTCGGTCTCCGGCACCGACATGTCTTCGGGCTTGGCCACGCGTCCGAGCAGGATGGACTTGGCCAGACGACGGGCGGACATCGGTTTGCCGTTTTGCTTGTCGCGTTCCTTCTGCGCGACCTTGAGCCACTTCTTCTTTTCCTCGTCCGTTTTCAGGGACGCGACCTTACGGTGGTGCTCGAAACTCAAATTTAGTACGCGCATACTAAATTGGACTTTCAGCGCGACTCGGGCGTACATCGCCAGCGTGTTGTAATCGAGCCCCGTGATCGTCATCGCGTTCTCGTAGGTGTTGCCCCACTCTCCCCGACCGTTGCCGTAGTTGAGCCAGTCTCCGATCAGGAAACCGATGGAACGACCGGCCTCGCCTAGCTTCGTCCCCAGTTCGGTCCACTCCTGCTGGTCGAGGTCACCCAGGAACTCGATGCCAACAGGACTGAGCCGAAACGCTGGAGAATCAGTGGGCATTGCGAGAATGGCAGTTTCGGGCGCGTCGTTCATACACGCTGCGCGCTGTCAACTGGCGCATGGCACGCGTCGGGGGCAGGTCCAGCGCGTTGGAAATCTCCACGCAGCGCTTGCTCACCGCCGCCCGACTGATGCCGTGACGCCGGGCGATCTCGGTCATCGAGTTGCCGTCGTAAATGATCCCGGTCGCCACCGCCAGGCAATCGGTCGTGAGCTGGATGTTGTCCTGCGAGATGAGTTCGGCGATGACCCGGCGCGCCACGTCGATCAGGCTGTGCCCGGAATCCGAATTCGGGGGCTCGTCGCGGCTCTCCACCGGGGCGGCCTGGTGCTCGATGAACTCTTCGCTGTCGCGCTTACCTGTGTGGTACACGGGCAGGTCCGGTCCCTCGATCCCAGCCTTGGCAAGCTGCCTGCGTTCCTTGGCCGTGAGCTTGGCCCAGGCCTCGGCGTACTCGCGGTCACGATCGCGCTGACGGTCGGCGTAATCACCACGGCTCATCGCGCACCTCCGCTTTCGATTTTTTGCCGCTGTCAAAATTGACCGCCGCTGTCACAGTGGGGTTAGGGGATTGCCTGCTGTCACAAATCCCCCCATCCCCATTATCTTGATAATGGGGATGGGGTTTTGACAGCGGCGGTGTCGAAATTGAGTCAGGTTTTGACGACGGGTTTTGACAGCAGCTTTTCTGGTAACGGTATCCGCGCCATGTTCTGGTGTCTGGATCGAACACAATCGCCCCTGACTGTTTCATCGCATCGAAGATCGCATTGAGGAACTTCGGGTGATCGAGAAGATAGTCCAGAATCTCGGAATCCTCCCACCGAAACTCACGGTAGTCGCGCAGGGGATAGTGATCCACGGGCGGCATGTCCCCCAGGTAACGCCTCAACGTTTCGTATTTCATGATCCCTGCCCTTCCTTGGTGAGTTGGTATTCACGCCAGCGACGACGCACGGTGGAGGCCGAGATTTCATACTTGGCCGACAGCACCGCTTCCCGTTCACGGGTAAGCCGGGTCATGCGCTCAAACTCGACAATGGGTGTTTCAATCGCTTTGGGACGCCCTGGAGCCTCCTTCTTGCGAATGCGGTAGGTGGAGCCTGACTGTTCCTGCTGCGGCTCCGGGCACTGCTGCCAACAGATGCCGGTCTGGCCGTGACGCACGAAGATGGCTTCGGTGGCGTTGCCCTGCGTGTCCGTCATCCCGGCCCGGCGACGGCGTTTGCACAACTCGAATCGAAACGTGGGCGGCTGGCCCTCAGGCGTCTTGGCACGCATGAGCACAGCGACCTCACGTGCCCAGTTCGTGAGGGCCGACGACCCCAGGCCGCTATAGGCGTAGTCCGAACCGGTCCAATGACTGCGGGCCTTCGAGTCGGACGGCGGCTTACCCGTGTGGTGCATGAAGCACCAGATGATGCCGGTGCGCTCGGAGATCGGATTCAATTGCCGCCCGCAGAATTCTGAAATCACCTTTTGCTGACTGGCATCGTCACCGATGTAGTTAAGCAAGGGGTCGCCCCATACGAGGTCCGGCTGGTGGCGCTGGATGAGTACGTCGGCAGTCTTGGCGAAGTCCGCCCCGCTGTGGATGGTGTCGCGGTAGAAGATGATGTTCTCCTCCAGCAATGGGCGGTGGTCGTCGTTCAGGCCCATGCCGATACGCACCCCCTGATACATCTCGGCCAGGTCGCCAATATCGTTCTCGGCCTGGATAATGAGGCTTTTGAGCGGACGCACCGGACGGATGTTGAACACCGGCAGGCCCAGCGCCCACATGACCGCGAGCTGCATGGAGAAGGACGATTTGCCGATGCCGGACTGGCCGACAATGACGAGGCTCCCACCCCGGCACAGCCAACGGTTGCCCAGCACGTTGTTGGGGTCGTTGCCGGTATCGTAGTCCCCGAGTTGCGACACCCGCAGAGGCTCGGCCAGTCCCAGCCCGTCCCCCTCGCGTTCCCATGCCTCGAAGGACGGCGGGCCGAAGTTGACGGCGAGCAAACGCTGGACGGCGTCCCCGCGACGCCCGCCCGGACAGCGGGAGAAGCGTGAGGGGTTGCGGTTCTGGCTGTCGATAACGAAGCCCTCGGGAAGCGACTGCCACAGGCGCTCGCGCCGGGCGTGGTATTCATCACGGGACTTCGCTTCGACCCGCACCCAGGCATGGATACTGTGGCCCCCGGAGTCGATCAGCGCGGCAATGGGCAGTCCGCTCTCGCGCAGAATGCGTTCCTGTTCTGCCTTGGGGATACGATCACTCTCAATCAGCGTGTGCCGGTACGCGGTCACATCCTTGTCCGTGCCATTGGATTTCGGGGTGACGGGATTGATCCGGATGTAGAGACCGTGCCGGGTGGAGAACAGCCGTTCGATACCGCCCTTGGCGCTGACCTTCTCCAGCCACTCATCGCGGGTGAAGACGTTGATGCCGCCATGCTCGGGGATGGCGCGGGTCTCGCCATCAGGCAAGGTGCCCGGCGCAAGCGAGAGGATATCACCGGGCTGGAAGCACGCCTTGAGGAAGGTCTCGAAGGGGTGTTTCCCGCTGTCAAAACCGTTTTGACGGCGAGCGAAGTCATGATGATCGTCAGCCCGGAACGTCGCCTTGCCGATGGTGGAACGCAGTTGGAAGTTGGCAGCGGCGATTTCCTCCTTACAGCTATAGTGAAAACAGTGGATCGTCGGGGCGTAGCCATTCTCGGCGTCCAGATAGACCCGGCAGTCACGTTCGCGGCTCGGCGTGGTATGCTTGTGGGCACCGGGACACGCACAGTAACCGGAGTGCTCATCGGTCCAGTCCACCGGCCCCACCACTCCCTCGGCCACCTGCCGAAAATCGGATGGCACCTCGGAGGTGCCCTTCGATGTGTAACGAAAAGCCATTACATCGCCTTCCGGTTAAAATGCTCGTCGAGGAAAAGCTGCGCTTCCTCGAAGGTGGCCAACTCCGGTTCCGGATAGTGAAACTTCCGGAGCCAGCTCAACTGCTTGGGAGTGGCCAGGCCGTGCTCGCGCCGCATGAATAGCAGGTCGAGTATCTTCGAGGCGTGTCCCCGGCAGCTCACGCAATCGGTATCGAACCCGGCCTTGGCCAGCGTGATCAACTGCCGGTCACTCGGCGGCTTGCCTTCCCAGGGCAACTCCGGCTCATAGTCGGCCAATTCCACCGCCTTGAGGCTCAAGCAAAACTCAATCGCGTCGATGGTGCGGGCCTTCCGGCGAGCGGCCTTTACGAGACGTTCCTCCAGGTGCGACTGGCGTACTTCCTCCACCTCTTCCTCGGCCTCCAGCAAATCAACTTCTCCGCCGCCGGAGAGGCGTTCGCTCAACTCAGTGGTTTCCGCTTCCGAACGGGCGATGAGGCGGGCCGGACGAATCAGCGAGTGATCGTCGCTCAAAAACAAGGGGTCCAGCAAGAGCAGGTTCTCCTTGCCTTCGGCAATCCGCGTCCCTCGCCCCACCATCTGCTGAAACAGAGACAGGCTTTTCGTGGGGCGAAGGATGAAGACACAATCTGTCTTTGGGTGGTCCCAGCCGGTCGTCAGGAGCGAGGCATTGGAGACGAGATCATATTCGCCGCGCTCATAAGCCCGCAGGCCCTCACGGTCGTTGCCATCCACATGAATGGCGCGGATGCCCTCGGCCCGGCAGGCATCGGCAAAGGCCTTGCTGCTGGCGATCAGGGGCAGGAATGCCACCGTGCGACGCCCGGCGGCATGTTCGGCAATGAGCCGCGCCGAATGACGCAAGTGGGGCATGATCACATCGCCCAGATCACCCTCGTTGTAATCGCCCGCCGTGGTGCGCACTTGCGACAGATCAACCGGGAGAGGAACGCTCTTGATGACGATACGCGAAAGCCAGCCTTCCTTGATCAGACGGGCCAGACCGATCTCGACGGAAATCTTCTCATAAAAACTTCCCAACTGGCGACGGTCGGAGCGGAACGGGGTGGCCGTCACGCCGAGCACCTTGGCCGACTCAAAGTGCAGGAGTACCTGCGCTGCCATCGCCCCGAGCGTGTTACGGTGGGCCTCATCCACAATCACCAAGCCGAAGTAATCACGTGGCCATTTGTCCAGGCGGCGGCAGATGCTCTGCGTGGTGGCGACCACCACCCGGTCCCCGAGGAGGGCTTTGGAGTCGGCCATTTCGATCCCGGCGAATTCCCCCGCGTACCCGAAATACTTGTCGGCGTTCTGGCGGACCAGTTCCTGAGCATCTGCTAGAAACAGGCAGTTGCCCTGCCAGCCGCGCATGAGATCCGAAGCCAGGATCGTCTTGCCCGCGCCGGTGGCCGCAACGCCGAGGATGTGATCATGCTCCCGGAAGTCCCGACGCACCGCTGACAGGAACTCCTGCTGATAGGGTCGAAGGTCAAAACGGGACATCTTCGTCCTCCGGTTCGGTGGTTGAAGACTTAGCGGGATAGGCGCTTTGCGCCGTAAGGGCGGAGCCCTTCTCTGGATGCAACGTCACGTTGCCCGTAATCCACAGTTCCACCTTGTTGTTTTTCTTGCCTTGATATTCTTCGATGCGAAGCCGGGCATGGCCCTGACGCCCTTCGAGAGCGGCGGCGCTAAGTTCGACTTCCTCGCCTTCAACCACCCGGTCTCCGATGGCCTTACGGAAGGTGTCGATCTTCCAGAAGCTCGCTTCGGTGGCGACGAGGTAATCGTAGAGGTGGACGCCGTGACCTTCCACCTCGAGCTTCAGCTTGATCATTTCGTCTCCGGCCTTGGACAGGGTCTCCGACGCCTCGATCACGGTGACGAGGTAGTCGCCGTTGGGCACGAAGCGAGGCAGGTTGTCGGCATTTTGAGAGGTATACTTCATGACTGCGAAGAGGGGTTGGAGTTGGGGGCGGGCAGTCGAGTGGCTGAAGGTTCAACCGCCTTCGCTGCTTTCCGGGATGAACCGGAGCCATGGGCCTCGAGACGGGCCTGCATCAGCGCACTGGCCTCAGTGAGGCCGGGGTCGTAGTCGCGGAGGCGCTCGGCCCGCTGCTCATAGGCGTAAAAGTCTTCCTCCATCATGCCGCACCTCCTTCGGAAACTTTCTTTGAGAGGAAGCTGATGGCCCGGGCAGCCTGTTCCATCGTGAGATCGTCCCAGCTTTCCGCGCCAGCCAGGGCCTCGGCGTCGAGCCACTGGAACAGCTTGGCCATCTGTTCTTGCCCGTAGCCGAGCGTCTTCCAAAGGGCCTGGATGTTCTTGATCTGCTGGCCGGTGGCGGGTTTGCCGATGTCAGCGGGAGGAGTTGCCGGAGCGGACTGGGCTGCGGGCTGGTTACTCGTGGCCGGGAAGATATGGGCGATGGCCGCGAACTCCATCGGGAGCACATCATCGAGGCCGTGGCGGTTCTTCGCGTCAAAGGCCGCGCAATGGGCGGTGTAGATCCGGCGTTCCTTCCCGCCAACCGCCTTTTTTCGGCCATCGGTTTCTGTGACTTTCGTGAAGTAATTGACGAACAGCAGCAGGTCACACCATTCCTTGAGAAGCGGGGCGCACTGCTTGGAGAGCTTCAACTCATAGCGGTCGTAGGCCCCGCCAGCATCGGGCTGCTCAAACTTGCGGATGGTGGAGTGCGCCACCATGACCAGGTGCATCCCCTGGCCTCGCAGCACTTCGAGTGACTGGAGGAAGCGCGAGAACTCCTCCGAGAGGTAGGTGAAGCCCTTGCCGTAACCGAAGTCTTCGATCCCGTCCTTGTGGGCTTTGCGACAGATATGCTCGATGAGCAGGCGTTCCAGCCAGTCTACCGTATCGATGACCAGCGTCTGGAAGCTATGCGCGCTCTGGCCCAACTGGGCGACGAGGCCCAAAATGTCCTCCCAATTCTCGGGCTGGGCGAACCGGGTGACGTTCAGATGGATGGTGCCGCCCTCGGTGTCGAGGAAGACCGGTTCGGGGAAGGCAGCGGCGAGCGTGCTCTTGCCGATGCCTTCGGGGCCGTAGATCACGACCCGCTGAGGTTTTTCGACCTTGCCGGAAATGAGCGGCAGGCCCGTTGCAGTGTTCTCTTGCATGGTTACTGGTGGTTGAATTTCCGGTTAGGCCCGGTGTCCTCGGGCGAAAATTGCCCCGCGACGTAGCGGGTGATCGTGTCAATTGCCGCATCGAGGCCCCGGCACAGGGCGGCGGCATAGCCACGATGACGCAGGCGCATCAGCCATTCGCGCTGCTCGGGTGTGGGGTGGCCCCGCGCCGTCTTCAGCTCGATGAACAGGCCGTGGAAGCCACCCGCCGACAGCGGCAGGAAAATGTCCGGGACGCCCGCCTTCACCCCCTCGGCCTTCAGCATGGCCCCCGTGATGGTGTCACGGGCGCCGCCGTTGGGGATGGCGAACATCAGTTTCAGGCCCGGATGCCGGGCGCTGGCGTACTTCGCCCACTTGAAAAGGGCCACCTGAAGCTGGTGTTCCTCGTTGCGGCGGCTCACTTGCGGCCCCCTTTCCGCTTCGAGCCGTGCCCGCGCATCCGGGGCGTGTCATTCTCCTCGAAATCCAGCACCTCCTTCAGGGTGAAGCGGTAGGGCCGGAAATCGCGTAGCGGGCGCAACTGCTTGTCGCGCACCAAGCGGCGGACAGCCTCCGGGCACAGGCTCCAGCGCTCGGCCAACTCCTCCACCATGAGGGTGCATTTGGTTGCCGGGGTGTTTCGGGAAGAGACAAGCTCGCTCAGGGTGGCCACCTGTCGGCTCAGGTGGTCGAGCTTGGCCTCGATTCGGGTTTGTGTGTCATCGTTGCTCACGCCCCCCTATGGAGGACATGTCCCTTGTCCTTCGGCTTGTCCCTCGTCAGAACGCCCGCCATCCCTCATCAACACAGGGATCGGACATGCGGAAAAACTTTGAAAAAAGTAAAAAGGACAAGGTACCTTGTCCTTCCGTTGTCCTTCGGATGTCCCGGATCAGGACACAAAAAAGCCCCTCCTCACCTGCGGAAGAGCTTTTCTTGGGTCACAGGCCCATCAAACCGGTAAAATCGAGAAATACCGCTCGGCGGCCTGCCGGTGGGCCACCCCCAGGTAATGCCGCCAGAGGATGTCCTGATTGCGGTGGCTGACCAACAGGGCCGTCTTGCCGGGGTCCTGGTAAAGGGCGACATGGTAGCTAACGAAGCTGTGCCGCAGGCAGTTTTTCGGGGGAAACTTCGCCGTGAGGCCCTTTTTGCGAGCAGTGGCCCGGGAGACCAGGAGCCCTGCCCTCTCGTAAGCCTGTTCCCGCGCCTTGGCGATCTGCCGGGGCGTCATCCTGAAAGCCGCCTTCGGGGTACGCTCCAGCCAGGCCCACAGGTTTTCCGGCAGGCCCTCAATGTAATGGCGGCGACGCTTCTTGGCCTTATCGGCGGGGATGAGGATGCCCCGGTTGGCAAAGTCGATTTCCTCCCACCGCACACGCTCAATGGCCGAGGAACGCATCCCCGCGAAGGCCCCGAGGGCCAGCAGACCACAAATGGCCGGATCAACGTCCTCACTGGCCCGCAGGAGGCGTTCGGTTTCCTCCACCGCCAAGATGCCCGGTTCCTCGCCGACAACGGCAGGCACCGCCACCGCGTCCACCGGACTGCGCGCAATCCATTCCTGCCGGTAAAACCATTTGAAGGCCGAAGCCAGATAGCTGCGCTCGTGACGGAGGGTGATCGGCTGGAACGGCAACTGCCCCAAATACCCGCTGATTTGCTCGGCGGTGATGGCGTCCAGTCCGTGACCGCCGTACTGGGCGGCAAAGCGGTAGAGGGACTTCTGGGCATGAGCTATGTATTCCTTCGTCCGCCCGGCCATCCGCATGTGCTCCAGGTAAGCCACAACGCCTTCATGGAGGGTAAGCTGCCGAGGCCTCCCCTGCATTCGGACCCACAATTGCGCCATCTCCACCGGGTCGGCCATGCCGGTCAACTCGTCGGCCTCCTGCCAGCGCCTAACCCGCGCCTTGTCGATCGAGAACACATCCGTACCGTGCTCAGCCAATTGCCGGGAAAACGTCCGAATGAAGTGGTCCCGTTCCCGTTCCGAGCCGAAAAACCGCGTTTTCATCCTCCCGTTGATCCACCAACGAGCCTCCCATGGGCTCCGACGCCCCTCCCGGTAGTGTGCTTTGACCTGCATAATAGAGGTCAAACATGTCAA